CTCCAGGTATAATTCTAGTAAAGGTAGTAGGATCTGTTTTTCCCCCATGATACCATGGATGGCTCTGGATCTCCTCTAGTAACTGAGCTAGTCTCTCAGCTACGTTTACCTCGCCTCCGCCCGCGAAGTAACCCCCTAGCAGGACCACCCTGCGCCATTGCCGGTTCCTCATCCTCAGGCTGCGGCTGATACTCCTTCTGCATCCTGCCCAGATCCCGATTCGTCATCCTGCCCATAGCCTGCATAGCTATCTCACGACCCAGGGGAGCTTCCATCTCCTCCTGAGCCTCCGCTACATCGTCCGAGGTAAAGTGAATCGGCGCAGACGGACCGAAATAATTCTCATGCTTACCTATCAGCTCCTTCAGGCGCTCAAGCAGATCCCGATGAGCGTCTGCTCGCTGCTGAGTCTCTATCTCGTCATCGGACATTGCAGGCTCGGCGGGCGGAGGAGGTTCCCCCGGCTGACCTCCAATAGTCGGATGTTGCAGGGTGTGAAGTCTATTCCTCGTAGCTTCCCAGTCTATCCCACCACCCTCAGCCATCCCTCCCCCGCCCCCATCATCTACTCCCGAGGTTCCCGGCACGGTCGTATAGAGCGCAGGCGAACCATACATGTGTTTAAAGTGACCGCCTCTCGCCTGACCCGGAGGCTTATCATAGATGCTAGTCCAATTGCGGCTCTGAATATCCTTAGCATGCTCTGCCATCTCAGGACTGGTCTCGGCTACCTGGGTAAAGATATCCTGAGGCTTTGCTTCTGTTGCCCAGCCCCGGTTAAGGACATCGGCAGCATGGGCCTTCATCTCCGGGCTTGAGGTAAGTTTCTCCCAGAGCTGGGCGAGCCTCTCAGCAAGGCCGATCTCTCCACCCCCTGCCATGCGGGGAGGCGGCGCGCTCTGCCCCATAAACATTCGACGCTGGAGCAACTGATCTAAGAAGTTTTCCTCGGTCTCAGGAGGTGGGGTCTGCCCGCCTTCCGCCATGCCTGCCGTTACCGGACTTCCGCCCGGGAAGTGAACTGTCTGACCTTCATCTAGGCCACGCAGATGCCGTTGATAGGCTTCGTCGCCAATCTCCTTCTGGATATCCTTGCCGACGCTGGTATCTTCCGGTTCAACCGAGTTCGGGTCCGGTCCCTGATGCCTGGCATGTTCGATCATTTGTTCGGGACGCATCCGGCCTCCACCGCCTCCACCCCTAAGTCGGTCGAGCGCATCCCCTGCCGAGCCTATCAGCGCGTTAAGGCTACCCCATTCGGTAGCCATTGCCGGCCAACTACGCAACGGGGAAGCTCCTAGCCAACCCATTAAATGAGAACCTGCACCTTCGGCAGGAAGGCCCGGGATCGGGATAACCGCTGAAGGAGCTTCCTCAAAGAAATGTTGCTTAAACGTATGGGCTGGCGGTAATCCTACGCTACGTTGGATCTTCCCCTCAAGAGCCTCGGCCCGCTCACCTGCCGCTTTCGATCCAGGCATCATCGAGGAGATTGGATGACCCTTCGATTCGTCACCTAGGTTAGCTCCCAGCAATCTAGCCGGTAGTGTGGCATATCCCTCGAATAGCCGAGCGAGGGCATGAGGTGTCGAGTATAGCCTATCGAGTATCAGGGGAGGTGTAGACCCCGGACCGGGATGGAGAATATCCCCTCCTGCCACCAGATGACCTTGCGGATCAGTACCATAAACCTGTTTTGCCAACGAGGTAACGGCACGCGCCGCAAGTTCCCCGGGAGGATTATCGGGGTCATCGTACTTAGCTGGATCTGTTCCAGCTGCCTTCATCTCCGCTGCCGCCTCGGCCTCTCTCTCAGCAATTGATCTCTGAACTCTATTTCTCAAAGCCGTAAGCGATGATTCGTAATCCGGCTGATAGTTCGCCGGGATACCCTCGTTACCCTTAATCGTTGGTCCGGTAATAAGGTCTGACAGGGAAGGACCACCTTCCTGGAAATGCTTGCGGGTCATCGGATTAGAGGTATAGGTTGGCTTCTGCTCCTCCTCGGATGCCTGCGCCAGCATATACTCCTGCATTTTCTTCAGAAGTTCCTTATGAGCTTCCTGTTCTTCGCCAGGTACTTGCCTCTCACTCTCAACTAGAACATTCTCAAGACTCGGCTGATCCCCTGTTGTCGAACCACCCTCGGCATGCTCGGTTACGGCAGGAGTCTTACCGGCTGCGGCCATACGGTCGTAGATTAGATCCTCAGGGTTAATACCGGACTGCTGCAACTGATTGCCTACCTGGCGGATATGGGCGGCATCGGCATCCTGGATTTCCCCGACCGGCGTACGCATGAAATCATGGTACCTTTCGAGGAAGTGCTCAATAAGCTCGGAGAGGTTCACTGCGGTCTTAACCTCACCGCCCCCGGCCATGCCATGCTGCTGCCGTTCGTCCTCGCGCGAGACGAGGTAATCAGTGCTATACCCTAAGTGATGAAGGGCATGTCTTAGATGGTCCACTGGACCTCCGTGCTTCCAGACCGGTACGCCTGCTGCCTTAACGCGCGCTAAGTCATCTGGATTAGTCATATCAATTGCATTCTCAAATGTCTTTTTACGAAGTGGGTTCTGTTCAGGAGGCGCTTTATAAGTTTGCTCGTACCAGTCCCAGAGCGGACGCATCGACTCACCGGCCTCGCGGGATGCTTGCTCCCAGTTATAGTGCATATTCTGGTAAGCACGGGAACGCTGCATATCCGCCCATGCCTGCTGATTCTTCGGCTCATCTTCTACCCAGTTATCCTCCTCATCGTAGTGGCCACTCTCCCGAGGACGGTACTGCATTTCTACATCATTAATTTCTTTGGCATGTTTGCGCATATCCGCAATAGCCTTATAAAACTTATCCTCCATCGTTCCTTCTGCGGCGGGAACGTCTTCACCAGTTTCGGGATTAAAGGCACCTAATCCCATCTCCTCACGTTTCTCTACTGGAACCTTATCAACCATATGCTGCCAGAGCCGTTCGTACTTGCCTGGAACCTCGTACCTATTCCATTCATCGCCCTCGGCGTTTAGAACCTGGCGGATATAGTTATCAAGTGTCGGGTGGGCCCAATCGGGCACGTCCGCTAGTTCCTGTCCCCTAAAGTCGCCTATCTCCCGGGTAAAGGGTCGAGGAGGCCAGTTTAGATTCGGTTCTGGCTTCGCATGCAATGTAACGTCCATCGGGCGGTATGGTAACTGAAAGCGCTGTGCTAGATCCTTAAGTACCGAGGGATAACTGATATTATAGTTATAGTTCTGCCCCGTAGCTTGATCAGCACTAAAGCGACGGCCATAGAACGCATTCTGGTCGTTACCGCTCGCAAGTCCTAGTCCCATATCACCGGTATGCGCAGCGTCGGCCAATGCTTTGCGCATTTCCAGACCGACAAACCCCTGAGTAGTCTTAAACGGTGTATCGGGGATTTTCGCTCTAAGCCGCGCCACCTCATTCTTCAAGGCATTTAATCTCGCCTGAAGATTCGGATCAGTATTGAATTGTAGATTTCCTTCCTGATCGAAATAAGGGGTCTGTGCCCGACGCATAACCGCATTCGGTTCACGGAAAAGCTCCATCCCCTCAATCTCTCTGATCCGAGCTAGATCCGCAGGAGTTTGGTAACCGACCTTAGTAGCCTTCGACGCCTCACGGAGCTTTTGAAGTTCCTGCCAACGAGGGTCCTCAGCGAGTATATTCCCGCCTCGGGCACCCTCCGTTCCAAACCGGAGTGCATCGGTAATAACGTCACGCGCCCAAGGACCGGCCTGAAAGCCTTCACGATCATCGAACATATTCGTCATCAGGTCCTGGGCCAGATCCTGCATGCGAGTAAGATTCTCAGGGGTAGGAGCCCACCCTCCTGGCTTAATCGCTTTCTGGTGCCGGTCGGATTGGATCTCGTCTATCACCCTCATCGTGCGGCCTTCGGGTGTACCGGTAGCACCCATACCGGTGCTCTCGCCCCAGAGTGGCAGACGGTTGCTGCGGTTCCAGGAGATATCCCGATCCGAGAAGTGGCTTTGATACTGACCGAAGTCCGGCGAGCGTGTCACGTCGAGCTGGTAAGCCTTAGCTCCATAAGGCGACGCTGGATTACCCGGCCCACTATCACCCCGCTCTGCATGGGAATACTCGGAATACTGAGGGCTTCCTGCCGTAACACGCCGCTGACCGCCTGCACCGGTAGTAGAAACACCTGCCTGGGCTAGTTGCCTCTGCTCGCGGGTCGTACCAGCTTGGGCAAGATCAGAACCGAGCTGTACGTTCAGGTTCGGAGCATTCTGCATATAGAGCTGGAGAATATCAGCTCGACTTACCTTCTGATTAGGCTTCAGTGTCTGGAGATAGGGAACAATCTTTGAATAATCAAGCTCCTCCTTCTTCAGAGGAAAATCTACACCGGCTCGGCTTGCGATCTGCCCGGGCTTAAGATAGCCAGCCCACTCCTGAGCAGTCATCGCCTCGCGGGGCGAATTATCGATCAGACCCTTTAGGGTAGAGAACATCCCATAGCGCGGGACCTTGCCGGTCAGATACTCGGCAAGATGCTCAAGCTCGGGTAAATTGATCTTAGGCATCTTACTGACCCTGCTGCGGAGTAGGCGTAAGCGCTGCCGCTCCACCGCCTGCCGTAGCTCCACCGATTAAGCCAGAGACGTTCTTCTGGCTCCGTAACGCATCAGCTGTCTGCTGGAGTCTGCTCATCTTCTCCCTAGCATGAGGATCGTTCGCCATAGTTCCCATCGTCTCGGAAATCTCACCTGCCTTGCCCGGGCGCATTAGCTGACCTCGGACCATCTGACCTATCGAGAGCGGCTGCTGGCTAATATTCAAACCTGCCTCTCCCGCTCTGATCAAACGTCGGCCGGTTCCAAAGACCTCTGCCTGGCGGGTAAGAGAATCGATAAACCTCTGACCCTCCGCTGGATTATCGAAGATCGCCATAATCTTCGCCTTCAGGTTCGGGTTAGCTACTACAGCCATCGCGGTATTACGGTTAGCTCCCATATTGCCAATCTTCTGCATAATGCCTTCGGCTACACCGGTGCGGTACGCATCCCGGGCACTCCAGTCGAGCTTGCCCATCAGTTGCTTGACTTCCTCAGGAGTCAGCTTATCGAAGGTCTCCCGGCCACCGCGCAGTGCATCCATAATATCGAGGTCGCCCGCGTACTGATCGCGAGCCTCCCGGTAGGGACTGCGGCCATTCGGCAGCGTAGTAGCCTGATCGAGTTCCTTTACCAGGTTAGAGCGCATATCACGCAGGATACGACCCTGCGGCGACGCCTGGTAGTTAATGCCGGTACCCTCCTCCTGGAGAATCATCTGATCGAGTGCCCGCTTGACTTCATCAAGGTATTGCAGGGTAGGATTCTGCACCATGCCTGCTACGTCTGGGCGACCGATAGGTATCATCCTATCCTGCATCATACGAAAGGCCCGCGCCGACGCTTCTTGACCGCTAGGAGTATTCAGGATCTGGGAGAGCGTCTGCGTCTTGACACTTGGGAATTGTGAAAATGCCTGATCATAAAGCGGCGCGGCTTTAGTATAGAGAGCATTCCTCAGCTCCTCGGTCTTGGCGTAGTAATCATCGGGCTTAAGACCCCGGTTGACTATATCGCCAGTCCCACCTGTCATACCTGCCTCGCGCTCCTGCAAGGCTCCGAGCAAAGCATTCGACTCTGGCACATCCTTGCGTATCGCTGCCGAGGTCAATCCAACCGAGCGTGGCCCCGCAGCCTCGGCTACCGTTGACGGTATGCCCATACGAGCGTCTTTCGCCAGAATATCAGCAATTTCCCTGACGCCTCCTTCTGGTCTATCGAGATTCATCGCCTCAAGCGACTTACGCACTCCTGGCCCCGCAGAACGGGTAAGCTCGTTGGTAAGCCTCAGGAGAGGAGCGGAAGCACCACGACCGGCACCCGCAAGCAGTGGGCCAAGCATCGCACCGCTGGCTGCTCCCGGGAGAAAGTCATCGCCACCTCCCATCTCGCCTGATATCCCGCCGGTCAGTGCGCCTACTCCCGAGGCAGTCAGGTGAGGATGACGAGCCATAAAGCGTGCTGCCGCAGCTGGCCTGCGCAGGGCTGCCAGACCTGCTGCCGTAGTAGCGCCAGCCCCCAGAGCTTCCCCTAGTAAGTTTTCAGCCGGGGAATCCGGATCTTCTGGACGCCCCGCAGCCTTAAGTGATAATCCCTGGATAAGAGCATTCAGAGAGTTCCTTATCTCGGGATCAGCCTGCTCGGGCTGTCCACCTTCCTGCATACCTCTTTTAAGCCTATCTAATTGCTCCTTGAAAGTTTGTTCAAACTGTTCCTCATAGCGTTGAAGTTCGGTATCTTCTTCCCGGCGTTTCTGGTCGGCTTGACGAGCCTCATAATCTGAAAGATGCTCAACCGTCTGTTCGTTAGGATCGTAAACCCTAGATAGGTTCTTGGAAGGCCCCTGTTCCTCTACCTCACCGCCTTCCGCCATACCTCCGGCAGGCTGCGTATCCGAAGGCTGAGGATGATAGCTAACGTCTGGCTCCTGGGTCCCGGGAGGTCCCGCACCTGGCGCACCTACTTCCTCGGTCTGAACCTGGGGATTCTGATTCCTAAAGTAATCCTTCCAGTCCATCCGCTTCGGATTTAGAGGCTTCAGTCCATTCTTCAGGAATGGCGCACTATGGTCGAAGATCGGGTTATCATTAATATACGTATCCCAAGCCTGAGTAGCACCCGCCAATGTTCGGTGGAGTCCGAAATATGCCTGTTCAAACTGGTGCCGTTGCAGATTATTATTCAGGGTAATGCGTAGAGCCTCGGCAATGGCATCGTTGGTAGCCTTGGGCTTATCCGTACCGATCATTGCTGACTGGAAGAGACCGAGGTCGCGGTTTGTAACGCGCCCGAAGCCTTTCGAGGGAATAGCCTGCGCAACAGTATCGGCAGCGAGCTTATCCATCGTCTGAATGCTAGACTTCAGGTGAGCTACGATTGAAGGAGGCCAGATATTAATACCACCCTCAGTACCTACCTCGGCACCGGCACCGTGCGGCCCCGCGTGTATCCCTCCGATACGTACTGGAGCGATCATAGGACCTGTAGCCGTCGTGGTATTTAACTGCTGAAACTCATCAAGGTTCCGCAGAGCTTTCATCATCTGCTCATCGTTCGCACCGTAGTCAGCAAACTGCTTATCAGCGGCTTTCTGTTCGCTACTATAGAAGTTCTGGCGTTGCTTAGTTGACATATGCACAACATCGGGCATGCCAACGGGATTAAACGGCACGCCCGCCAGATTCGCATTCTCAAGCTTCTCCTCAGGGGTTAGTTGGGTCTCATCGATACCTGCCCGCGCCTTAGCCTCCGCAATGGCCGTATCGTTCAACTGCTTAACCAATGCACGGTAGGCAGGGCTAAATCCACTACCTGGATCCCCGGGAACTAGATAAGCCCGTGGACCGAGCTGATCTAGCGCTATCTTACCGAAGCTGGACTGAGGCTTCATCCCCGCCTGTTGCGCAGGGGTAGTAGCCATACGACCGAGAGCGGTCATAGCCGACTTGCCCAGCTCGGTCTCTTGCCGTTGCATCATCTCCAGGAGCTTGCGCTTACCCTCGGCGGTCTGAGTATCGATACCCCTGATCTTCTCGGCTAGGTCAGCACCACCGAGAGTCTGGAGGTATTGCATGATTGCCGTGCGCTGTTGTGCCGCCTGAGCTGCCTCCTCTTGAGCGATCTGTCCTAACTGAGACTGAAGCGCTCCATACATGCCTACGCCCGGGACCGGCTTCGCTGCCGCAGCCTGGATCTGGAGAGCCTTCTCATGCTCGCTCGGAACACCATACTTCCAGTAGTTTTGCAAAAGAATCTGCTGGGCATTTCTAAGTGCTGCCTTGGAAGCCTCGGCGCTGCTCTCTATGTCCTTACCGATCTTCTCGGTTTCACCCTCATGCTTGCCGATACGAGACAGGATCTTGCGAGCTTCGTCCTGAGCTTCCTTGGTCGTAGTCGCCTGCGTAGCGCCAGCCGGGATAACGTCGGGATCACCCTCACCCCGAATACTCTCAAGTGCCGAGCGTACGTCATCGGGCGATGCCGTCTGGGAAACAATGTCTTCTGGTGTTGACATATCAATTTCTCACTAAACAACCTAGCGCACCTACGCGACCACCTCTTGCGCCAGGATTCGAGAAGAGTGATTGCATGCCGGTAAGTGCGCCAAGGAACGGAGTCTGTGATCCGCCTTGCTGCCACGGAACAACCTGCTGCTGGGTCGTAGTGCCGCCAGGAGTTGTGCCGGGGATCGTACCCTGCATAAGTCCCTGCAACCATCCGAGTTGCTGGTACGGCCATTGCTGCTGCTGACCAAACTGCTGACGAGCATAATCGAGGTTCGCTTGCTGGTTCGCCTGGAGTTCCTGACCTGCAACGTCGAGCGCTCCTGCACCCTGAAGACCGAGTTGCTGACCAGTACCGGCAAGCTGTCCGAGCGCACCGGCACCCTCGTAGCCGAGACCCCCATATGTCTGGCCTAGCGCCCCGAGAGCCTGACCCCCGGCCAGTGCCGATTGCTGAGCATTGGTATACGCATTCGCCAAAGCAGCCTGCGAGGTATCCTGGATATTCTGGGTAATCTGTTTAGCCGCCTGTCCGAGTGCGCCGACATCGCCCGAGGACATCGGCTGGCCTGCCGCCGTAAACTGATTCGTAATCGACGGCATCAACTGATTCTGCCAATACTGCGTCGCGGTATCCTCGGCCTTCTGGATTACGTTCTGAGTATACGGATTCATCATATCCGGGGTTACATTCATCGAGCGGTTAACAGCCGCTTGCGCTCCCGGCAGCATGCCTAGCCCACTGGTAAATCCCTGAGTTCCCAGGTTAATAGCCGAAGTCAGAGTAGGTTGATACCCTCCCTGCAAGCCCGAGACGATTCCTGCTGCCTGCTGGCTATACGGAGTCTGGCCCGCTACTCCCGGCCCTTGGTATGCCTGGTAGGGCTGGGACGCTAGCGCTGCACCTTCCGACAGAATTCCCTGAGCATAGTCCTGCAACCAGGTAGGAACATTCGTCGTATTCTGCCCAGTATTAGTTACCTGAGTGGGAGGTGTGCCCTGAAAGAGCATATCTAAGGAACCCATTTTACTTTCTCCCCTTACCCATATAGGCAGCCGGGGGCTTCGCCTTCATAAACTGTTTACCTTTCGACATCGGCTTGGCAGCACTGCGGCGCAGGTTCTCACGCAATTGATCAAGCTTCGCTGCGCCTGCCTTATTAGAGCCATTGCCTAGCAGACTTACGGTATTCGCATCAAACACGTACTCGCCATCGGAAAGCTGTGCCGGGATATTGTCGCTAGTCCCGTCGCCTGGGCCTACGGCATGATGCTGCACAGCAGAGTCAAACTCGGGCATTAGCGCATCTAATGCAGAACCTCCTCGGGCACGGCCAGGAGGCATACGAGGGCGAGGTACCGGCATCTGTGGCGCAGGAGCAGCGGGGGGTGTAGCAGCTGTCGGCGGTGGAACTAGACCGGTCATCTGCGTCATTGGCATCTGGTTATTCTGGAAGAACTGAGCCTCCGGACGCTGGCCGTACGTATACCAATCCTGCAAGCTCATCGGTCCGCCGCCCGGAAGATTCGATGGTGCCATATTCTGAGTGCGGTTAAAGATCGGTGCCCGTGGCGCAGTCGCCCCTTGCGTCATCCCCGGGGCAGCAGTCGGGGGTTTCAAGTTGGTATGCGGTCTGCCAAGCCCGAATAATGGCGCAACCGCAGCCCCAGCCTTCAGAGCATTCAGCATACCGGTGATACCACCCTGGCCGGTAAGGTTCTTCCAAGCATTCTGAAGATCTCCCTTAACGGTATGACCAGCCGGTGCATTCGGGTCCGGACTCTGGCCGACTATCTTTCCATTCTCATCTATAATCTGACCGTCCTTCGTAACCATCAGACCTGAGTTAGGGTCCCAGGCACTTCCATTCGGCAGATATACTATATCACCAGGTTCTTCGCCTCCGCCACCGCCTCCTCCTCCTCCTCCCCCTGATGGAAGAGTAGGACCCATCTCGGGAGGTGGAGCCGAGGGTTCCGCAGCCAGGTAGTAGGGAACGTCTCCCCCGCTATCACTAGAGAAGTCCCCACCAGTATCCCCACCGTCCTGGAAATGCTTGCGAGCATAGCGTGCGGCACCCCGTTCGAGATGATCGAGGCCGGATCGCTTCTTCATAAGACCACCTTCTGCACGTAAACCGAATTCAGGGGCCTGCGCCATCGCCGGTTGAGGCGTAGGACTATAACTCATTGACTGAACCGTAGGAGCGGCCATGCGAGCCGCCTGTTGAGGATTGCCTGCCCAGAATGCTTGAGTAGCTGCCTGCGTCGCAGCCGGTTGCGCCGCCTGGGTACTGCCCCAACCGGAGAACTTCGTTCCCGCCTGAGGTGACCAGCCCTGATTCTCGTAAGCACCCATAAGGCTCTGGATAGAACTCTGTAATGCCGGAGTCTCAAGAGTACCCTTAGAAGTACGAGCATTCGGGTCCCAGACATTACCCTTAGACGCTAACCAGGGATCGATAACCTTCGTCCACTGATCCTGAATCGACATATTCGGATTAATCTGACCAGAGGCGACAGCCTTATTAATCTCCTGTCCCATCTGGTTCATCATATTCTGCTCACCCATCCTACCGAAGATTCGTTCAACTGCCTCCGAATGACCAGGAGTAAGGTTTCTAGCATCCATAATACCGGCGAGGTTCGTCATAGCCTGCTGCGGACTTATTACATTCTGACTAACCATCTGAGCTTGTTGTTGTGGATTCAACTTATTGAACTGCTGGGCAAACGCATTAAACTGACCGGTCTCCGGATCTACCGCACCACCACCGAAGGCTGAGCTAAGTGCTCCGACCCCACCACCGATAAGCCCGCCAATGAGAGTCCCGATTCCCGGCACGATGGAACCGATAGCGGCACCTGCCTCGGCACCCTGTAGCGCGTCTGAACCCGTACTCCCCGACTTCCAGTTACTAATGGCATTATAGACGGCAAGCGGCGCAAGAACATAACCACCCATCGTAGACATCAGGGGATTATTGAGCAGCAGTCCCGCTCCTTGAAGTCCTGAACCTAATGCCTGTCCGTAACCCTGAAATCCTCCTCGCTGTAATCCTTGGATAACGCCGAGCGCATCGAGCGCACCGGTCGCACCCATATTAAGATTCTTCGCCGTGCTCGGATCAAAACCCAAACCAGTAAGCGCACTGCCTGCCTTACCCCAGTTCTGAGTACCGAGCTTCGCTAGATCTGCGGCAGCACCTATATCCCCGGTAAAGCCTCCCCGCTCGATATTGCCATAGAGACCCGCAGCGGTTCCAGCCGCACCTAACCCTGGGCCTAATGCAGTCCCTTTGCTAAGAGTACCGCTCAGATTGAGCAGTGCCCGTTCTCTTGGTGTCATGAAAGCCATTAGTAGGGTACTACCTGGTTAAACCTAGAAGCCCAGTCTACCCAATCATCGAAACCTCGCGGATCAGCAACATCGAACGACTCCAGTCTTGCAGCCTGCATTAGATCAAAAGCCCAGTCCTTCCAGTTATCAGGATTATCAAGTCTGCGTGGAGTCACTCCAAACTGATCTAAGGGAAGCATAATGAAGTCTGCCCATTCGCGAACGTCCCTCATCCCCCGAGGATCTACGATCATTGCGTAATCCTCCCGTTATCAGGCTCGATATGGGCAAGCGTCTTTCCCATATAATAGAAACCACCCGCTACGTTAGATTCAAACCTAAATCTCAGAAGTCGGCGGGCCTCCTTAAACCGGACTATTTGCTGGTCCGCAGGGAGAGGAGAGCCAGACTGATCAGGATAGGTAACGCTCTGACTCTCGATATCACTGGCCCGAGGATTCGCCCGCCCGATAGCCGTTACGGTTACATCACCTATCTGAACCATATCCGGCTCGATTATATCAACGCGCATGCACTTATCAAGACCCTGATCGAGAAACTCCTTCTCATCGGTTACAAAGTAGGAATCAATCGGCTGGACGTTCTGACCCGTAATCGCATCGTAGCCGGTCTCATGCTGCCAGAGGGTATACAAGCCACCTCCGGTCCCCGGATCGGTTAATAGGGGGAAAGGGTATGTGCTCGGGAAGTATCCTGAGGTCCGACCCGATCCCGGTAGGTTTGTATCATACCACGTCCCTTCGCGGACGTTATAGATCACTGCCTTGTTGCACTCGGTCGCATTGCCGAATGGGAAGCAGAACCATATCTCGCCCCAGCGCGGCACTTTAAAGACAAACGCCTTCTGGCGCTGCGTCATATTAATGCCGTCGAAGAAGAAGCTTAGGTTCAGCTGGTTAGGCACTTCACGTACGACGCCATTGAACATCAGGAATCGATCTACTCCCATCCAGAAGTAGATACCATCGTACTCGATTACTCCTTGAGAGGATAGAATCGAACACGTATCCGAAACCGTATTGAATCTAAACGGTACACCGGTCAAAATCGCAGCGTCGAAGGTCGCCATGATCAGCGAGTCGAGTGACCAAAGCAGGAAGGCTGGGCCTCCAGCATTACGCAAGGGTAAGCCTTTGACGATCTTCTGGCCAGTGACGAAAGCTTGACCGAGAGGCGCACCGGCAAGGTTATTGATTGCCGAACAATCGACACGCCCGTTATTCCCATAGCTAATCAGGTAGGGATAGATGGCAACGATTCCACCCGACTGGTTAGCCATTGCACTAGCTACTAATGCCGTACCTGCCGTAATCGGCCCATAATAGATCGGCGTCTCAACGGCATTAGTGATATCCGAGAGATTCAAGCCCGGGTGAGCGCAGATATTATTCACTCCGCCCGAGGTCGTATACATCACATCGAACTGCCAAAGGTTATTCGGATTCGACGCAAAGCCTCCAGGCGTACGATCTACCTGAGCTAGGAAATTACCCTGAGAGTTTGTCTGCACCTGATTAACGTGAGCAATGCCCCCCATATGGGTATAATTAACCCCTGCCTGCTGGTAAGACTCCATGCCCCGGGCAGCCTCGGGGAGAGCCTGCGTAACCGACTGGTACCCGGCCATCTTCCTCGGACGACCACGGTAGAAGCGACACCACTGGCCATCGGAATACTCGTGACCATCATAACGAGTACCGTCCCGACGAATCCCGGGCTGGGATTTAATCTCGACTGGCTTCGTCGTAGACACTATGCCATCCTTATCAGCATGAAATGTGAACCTAAGTTTATTATAGTAGAGCTAACATGCGAAATAGCCTGGGTCCATATCAATATCATCGAGGTAACTCCGGTAGCAACGAAGTGACCTTCGATATTAAGCTGAGTGGCGTTACTATTACCGGCACTTACAACGCAAGCATTATTACCAGCATTACCACCCTGTCCGTAGCGAGCTGAGGTATTATTATCCAGAGCAAAGATATTGTAACTCCCTATGGAAAGATTAGCACCCATCTGAAGCTCCGCCTGTACCCCGCCTCCGGCACAACTCCAACTAGCAATACCCTTAATCTGATAGGTCCCTGCCGGAATATTAGTCAGCTGCAATACGCTATCGTTGACAAATACTGTACTACTAGTTACGCTCTGAGTCGTAGATCGATAACAGTAAGCGATCTGACCTGCAACCATTGTCGAACAGTTTAGAGTTGTCGATCCATTATTAATCAACGGAGGAACTATCGTACCAATGAGATTCAGAGTAACGTTCGCTGTTAGCGATCCACCACCGGTCAGATTAGTCCCGGCAATAACCTGGGTCGATGTCGGCACTGCGCTGATAGCCGAGGTCGCTGCCGCTGCATTAATTGCCGTAAAGACGTTGATGCCTACGGTCGTACCACCGAGATTGGTAAGAGCAACCGGGGCTGTCGTTGCACCCGTACCGCCTTGACCAATGGTTATCGGGAAAGCTACGGTATTGGTCAAAGCATTAACTACGTTCGTTCCATCACAGTAGAGAATATAACGATTATTCTGAGGGATAGTAGGCGGGCCTATCTGAGCTACTGTTCCTACATCAAGTGAGAAAGCTCCGGTAGTCTCGTTATCAACCCAATACTCTTGGGCCGTGCCTGGAACGATAACATGCCGGTTGCCGGTAAGCAGACCTGTAAGCTTATACCCTATCTGATTAAGTTGCCCACCCGAGAGAGTATAGTTACCCGATCCCGAAACGTCAATCGAGACAAGGTTAAATGCTCCTCCACCTGCGGTCGCTCCACCCTTCAGAGTAAAGTAATTCGCTCCATCGGTCAGGTACCACGTCGAGGCTGCTGGAGCAACGGTATCGCTAGCGTTCCCATCGACCAATGCACCACCCGGGTTTACAGTAACGTTACCACTACCTTGATTCTTAACGACTACGAACCATCCAGCACCTACGGTAGCGGGAGCTAACAGGTTAAAGGTACCTACGCCTCCAGTCCACTGGAGCACCGTAGCACGATCCGTATTCTGAACGTTATAGGGGCTAGTATTCTTCGGCTGGACTACCATCTGCTCGTTCAAGGTCGAGCCGATAGCCGTAAGGCCCGAGCCTGCCAGCGCTGCGGCAACCGCTACCGAGACTGAGGCACCAAACTGGAAAATACGCCACGTACCACCGGCAGTCGTATTATCAACTAAGTAAAGCTGCCAGACCGTTCCGGATACCAGAGATAACAGGGTGGATCCGGTATTGCTAAGAACCGAGGTAGTCTGGCCGCTAATGTTATTGAAGAGAGCCGTATACCCCTGTGTAACCTGGCGTGCGTCGGGCAGCGAGACTGAAAGCCCGGGAGCGCTCGGGTTCAGATCGATAATATCAGTAACTACCAGAGCACCAGCGATAGCCTGCTCGACAGGCCAGGAGAGCTGAATATTCGATGAATAGTTCAGCTGACTATAAGTCGGTTCTACGGGATAAATGTTATTCCCGCCGAAGACTTGACTAAACCCAGGCATTAGGCTTTACTCCTGACAGCTTCGCGATCCGCGATCTTCTGAAGATCCTGCTGATCGACGGTCGCAAGCTGTTCCTGGTAGAGAGCCTGCCAGGTCGGGATGCGCTCATCGTTCTTCAGGTAGGGAGTGGCCTCCAGCAACGCGCGGTAGAGCAAAAGATTGGGCGCGTAATCGGTAAGCCAGTTCGTCTGGTTACTGCTATCGAGCAACGCAGGTTGGGTATAGTAATTAACCTCCCAAGGGAAATTGATTGCTGGGGTAGGCACGATCAACCAGTGATTAAACTCATAATCAGCATAGAACTTCGGCGGCTTGGTCGCATCCGAGATATTGGCATTAGGCCAATAGGCACGGCAATATTCGTACGATCTTGGGAAGAGTGGCTGCCGGTAGTTCTGAGCCGGATCGGCAACGGTCGCTACTCCGTAATTCATCGAGACCGTCTGCCGCCAGCCATTCGGTTTCTGATAGACCGAAGTACCCGCTACTAACCCCGAAACTACAGGAGTCAGAAAGCCCTGCACCTTTATGGCCGTAGCAATGGCTCTCTCCGCCAGGTTGATAAGGCGCGGAATCTGGTTTGCTACCTGCACGTCCAGAGGCGTACCCCGCTCCAGATATGATTGCATATCTGCGGTGAGCGAGTTGAAAGTCATTGAGGTCGGCATATCACTTCGCCGGTGGTGTTGTCGGTGCTACTGCGGGCGGCGCTGTTGCAGCTACGGGCTGATCAGGAATAAAGATCATATGCAGGACCGCAGCTAATGCCGTTATCATTGGGACATACATCGAAGTCTTACCCGAAGCAAGCAACAAAACAGATAACGAGTTTAGGAAATGGTCTCCATTCGACTTAAACCATTGCGTAAGCTTATCCATCTAATTGACCCTCGTGAGAACGATGAAAGTGCCAATTCCCCCAAAAGAATTTAAGGTGGTATTAGTTGCATTTGAGGTATCCTGTGCCCAGCAAACCGAAATCCCTGCATTACCCTGAAGTGTCCCGTGAAAGGTTACCCACTCACTAGTCGAAGCACTAGTAAAGTTAATGGCATTCGCAGCATCACCTCTCTTCATAGCTGGAGTATTATTATTATATTGCCAGTAACCCGAGACTGGGAGACCCGTATTGCAAGCGCCACCGTTATTAAGAACAGCCCTATATCCACCTGCGTTCGCTCCTGCTCCGAAGTACAGGCTAATATCAACAATAAAGTAGCCCGATGGAGTCGCAGTCACATTCAGATCCGGATCAATAGTCTGTGTCGTTGTAGTATTCCGTGATGTGCTCGTACCTTTATTCAGATAGAGAGACTGACCAACTACCAAAGAGGCTCCACTGCATGCCGTCGTACAGGTAATCGGACCTGCGGGGGCAGCAACACCATTAACATAGTAGCCACTTGAGACGTTTATCGTTCCAGCACCCTTATCACCTCCGGTTGGAGCATTGCCTATCGTCATGCCTCCGTTACCGTATATCGTACCAAGTATAGTACCCCCGCTCTGATTAGTCCATTGCGTATTCCAGTCAGCTGCGGTAGTGCCTGCCTTTACCTGTTCACCAAACGACTGACCAGATGTAGAGCTTGCAACAACCATCGTAGTAAAGTTATTAGCAAGACCATTAAAAGTAACACCAGTACCCGCCGTAGGTGCATTAAAGGTATAACCACCCTGAGTATTCCAACTTACGTTCTGGGTCGTATTCGGACCTAAGAAGCCCGAACCATCCCCGAAAATTTCAAAGTAGGAGGTCGAGCTGGGCCGACTCTGGACTAGTAAAGAATAATCAATAGCACTTGATCCGGCTAGGATCTGTAGTCCCTGTGCATGATTAGCGGTATTAGAGGCAACGATCTGAGCTATCGGATTAGCTCCAGTAGAGGTAACACCACCATTATCTACTAATAACGCACTCTGCCCAGTAGCGGTATTACCTTGGACTTCAAGAGTCTGGCCAGCCGAAGATCCTGCGAGCCTAAATTCCCCGTCATTAAACCAGAACATATTATGATTAGGGGGTCCTAAGTTACCTGAAGCATCTCCCCTAATCAACATACTGGTAGTTCCGCCTATTACACCGAAACCTCCTACACGAAGCGAGTAGTCATTAACCGAGGTTCCGGCTTGAATGTTTAGACCAAAATTCCAATCGGTAATATTGGGTCCTACGATATTCACCGTAGGTTCTACATTAACATTATCCGTTTGTCCATTAACCAAAAGAGCCGGATGAGTAAACGGTGAACTATTAAAGGGGTTTATCAGCCAAGATCCATCGGAACGTATCTGACCTACCGAGATACCTTGAACTCCGAAAGATACAGGAGCTAGACCAGTAGTCCCGATTACCAACGCCTCACCTGTAGGCGCACCTGTCTGCAAAGCAAAGATCGGAGCACTTGTGCCTTGAAACCCTATGATCGCTTGATGGATAGTCTGGAGATAATCGCAACAGTTAGTATAATTCGGGATAGCCGAAAGATCATGCGCTGCTGGTAACGTCGAGTCATTCTGAAAAAGGATAGTACCAGTACCCGTAGTGCTCGTATTCTGTATGGCGACTCCGGTTAGAGCCTGCCGACCGGAGCTACCACTCCAGCCGAGGTGGGTATCGATATTACCGGTAATCGCCAGACCTATCGGGTTGCTAACCTGCTGAGGAGCACCCAGAGGGCTATTAACTTGGCTAATCATACCATAGAAGTCGGAAATAGTTCCATAGGTACCATCCATAGTTTCCAGATTAGTCGCAGGTGAGGCTAGAGCATTATTATGAAATTTAAACGGAGCACCAGACGAACTCTGAAACTGAATAGCAGACGAACCACCACTATTAGTACCACCAATAAAGACCGTACCCTGTGATCCGGCAGCTACGGGACTCCACTGAATAAAGGCACTCCCAGCACTACCAGAAGCAGTCATTTGCAAGATGGACGAATTACCAGAAGAATTAGTCAAAATCAGATTACTATTATTAGATGGTTGATTTATGGTCAACGTATTATTCGTATTATTCCACGCCAGATTATCGCTGCCTCCAAATGCTCCAGAGTTATTAAACTGGACATCCGTATTATTGCCAGCTGGATTTACAGATACTGGTTGACACTGACCATCGCCTCGCAGGAAGGTAGTATTATTACAGAGAGGAGTCCAGAGACTCGTAATCTGTGTAAACGTAGTCAGAGGAGTGCCAACCGTATTGACCGGAGTCTGTTTCGTAACTCCACCCTGAACAATAATCGTTGGCTCGGTACCCGCCAACGGCACCGTCGCTTGAGGCAAATTAGTAATCGGGATCTGCCCTAGTGCTATGGCGCAGGCGACAGCCAGTAGGGTCTGAAAGAATCTTTTCATGGTAGATCTCGTGGCCCTGGTGCAATCGGGATATCGATATACTGACCATCCTGGGTCATAATCGCTCGACCGTCCTCCGTTACCAGTCTCTGAGCGAGGACATTAAAGATCGGGAAGCCCGCAGAACCAATAGGTGGAATACCGGTACCGTACATCCAGGTTAAACTATCGGTCAGCGGTACATCGGGACGGTAGAACGGCAGATTAATCTGCTCGGTCTGTCTCGCCGGGAGACGGTAGGGGTCTAGGACATCCAAGTCCTTAACACAAACCATTAACCCTGGAGCGTTAGGATCGGGAAAGAGGTCCTCCAAGGACATCTTGATACTGCAACGGGCACACAACCCGATGCCGTAGGTGGACCGACCTCTCGGATTCAGCCAAATGGGCACGGATTACCTCGTATAGTTCCAGATGCGCGGCTGTAACCACGTTGGTGCTCCGTCGGATTCAGACGCCCAGGCTCGCGCAAGCTGCTTATCAGCTTCCGGCCCAAGGAACGCCAGGACTTCCGGCTTAACTTCGGGAATCTCCATAGCCAGATTACGCGCCAGCTCAGTCGTTATCGCTAATAGCCAGCGTTGCGGAACCTCAATGGAGACTGTCAGATCGGGACCTACATCCTGTATATATCGGCTAACGTAGAGAACAAACTGGTTAAATGTAAACTGTAACTGCGGTGCAGGCCAGACCGTAACCTGCGGCTGCTGAAGTTGCTTGTCAAACCACATCTGAACCGGTCTGCCAGGGAAGAACTTATCCGGCAGGTTAGCGTAATCATCCATATTGATTTTCGCTACCGGTATCTCACTCGGCGTAGTCTCAAAGACTAGTTCAACGATATCGAGCGTTGTCGTTAAGCCAGCCGAGATACGATAATAGAGAAAACCACTCTCGGGCACTCCCTGGATATCCAGCCAGATCCACTGATTCTGCACTACTGCCTGATTATTTACCGTCGCTAGTACCGTCCAAGTAACACCATCGTTCGACGCCTGCCAGGTATAACTCCAAGTCTGCGAAACGTTCGGCAGAATACCATAGATCACCGCCTGAGCATTAGCAGGTAACTGAATCTGAATAAATCCGTTAGGAGCTACCAAGGTGCAGGCAGTAGTTAATGAACCATCGAAAGCGTAATCGGGTCTGCCGCTGGGCGAAGAAACGCTCCCAGTCGCTAACCGAGTAGAAGTCCGCAAATTGCAACTCAATACATCGATGACGTCCGTGTTCAGTGGTATATTCTGAACCGAGTCGTAGATCGGGTAGATCTGTTTCTGCTTGCACCATAGAGGGATACCTTCGTTACCCAGGGTGGAAAGATGCAGGTACAATAGCTGTTTCGCAATCTCGATGTACTCTTGCGTAATCTGCTGCGGCGCGAGCTTACACCGACCAAAGGCACGGTCAATCATATCCCCTATCGTAAAGATAGTGGTTGAGATTGTGCCGCTGGTAGTAACAGGCACTTACTTGCCTCCGCGTTGGATTAACTCCCGCATACCCTTATGACCCCTCGGAGCCTCACTCTCCAAGTGCTCACTCATCTCTCTAGAATGACCACCCTTATGGTAGAGCGCTCCACCAGCGGCCAGCCGGTTAATCGTTCCACCGGTCGCATAGTTCGGCGGAATTACCTTGGTATTATCGTGAATATGCCCGCCCTTAGCCTTATGCAGACCTTTCAGGGTTTTAGCCAGAGCCGCCCGCCGTCGCGTGGTAGGGTTAGACGAATGAGCCGCCTTCGCCAGCTTGGCAGCCGGAATCTTCTTACCCTGAGGAACTCCCAGAGTACGGTGCAAGGCTCCAGGATGCTTGATTGCTCCCTGAATCCATTTGCCGCCTTTCGCCAGCTTATTACGGGTCTCACCGGTCTCGCCACAGGAACCACCCTTCGCCAGCCTATCCCGGGTCCTTCCCGGCTGGCCACGAGTACCGAAGCCGCCCGCAACCCGATGAGCGGTAAAGCGGTGAGAGTCCTGCACCTTGCCAGCCTTACCAGCCAGGTTCTTCGGGTAGCTCTGATGCTCCGATTTAACGACCTTACCACCCTGGTAGTAATGCTTATGAACGTGGAAATGCCTTGCCCTGCCACCACCACCGTAGCCGGGGTTTAGCGGTGCTCTACCACCATGCTCGGTCTCGTTTACGGTCGAGGGTACTTCTCGGTGAACTGCGGCATGCCCCACATGGTGTTGTCCATCGTTAGCATTACCATGAACGGTAAGATCGGTGATGCGGTCAGGACCAGGGCCACGACCCTTAACCGGACTTGCATGACCGAAATCACGCTCGACGGATCCACCACCAGCCAACTTATTAACCAAGCCACCCGTAGCAAGCCGATGGCCGGGGTTTGACTTGCCAAAGGTACTAAACTGGGATGCCGGAACGTTATGATGTCCGGTAACCATCCGAGTAGTATTCTTAAAGCCTTTCATACTATCCCCTGCTGTGAAACGACCATAACATCCGCCGAGACAGCTCCGGACATACGCACGGCGCGAACACCCGAAGGAATAAAGTACAGTCCGGTTGTGGCATCCTTGGTCGGAGCAGCATGCCACGTCGGGGTGATAGTTGAGTCGAAGACGTTATCCGCTGTAACCTGAGGAACGCCTGCACCAGCGGTCTGATAATCGACCACAGTCTGCTGACCCTCCGCATAAACATCAAGGGGCACGGCAGCTGACGTTCCCGTAACCCCAGTCACTCTTATCGGTCGCATAATACCCTCCTCAGTGCCAGGGCATCCCTGCCCTGTTCACCGGTCGCTAGAACGTCGGGGTTAACAGGAAGT